CCTCCATAGGGACAGAAATATACAACTTGGTCGAATATATTATTTGTGGATGAAGTATACATTTTTTCTTTCGTTTTGGTATTTTTTAAATTCGCTACAAACTGGATCACCCATCATAAATTCGCAAGGTTGAAGCTGTGATCGAAGAAGATATTGAAGTATCCACATGTCAGCATTAAACTGAGGGTTTTGCATGGACTCTCGAATAGCGCAAAACTTGTCATAAAATTTAATCATATTATTGTATGTGCCGCCGACTACACCCATGTTTATCAAATCCCAAGAATCATAATTGATCATAAACAAAACCAAATCTTCAAAATTAAATTCTTGATGAGCTTTGAGATATGCAAATTTATTTTCTTTCAAAAAATCTCTAAAGCAAAAAAATCTATAATCATTATTACTATATTCAAAATCGCCAACTTTAATAAATTTTATTTTGTTGGTTGTATATTGTTCTACAAATTCGTCTGATAAATTGTCATGAAATACAAAGCCATTTAATTGTAGATTATTTACTGAATCGTACCATGGTTTGATGTAATTGATTTCATTGTTTGATACTCGACCATCTGCGTTTCTTCCAACAACATAACTATCCTGCGGGCTATTGGGGTGAGCTTTTTTAGAAAAATAAGATGTTAAAAGTGCAAGATTCATTTTAACTTTAATATTGCATTTCTTGTTTCTTTTGTCATTGGCAAAGGAAGTGAGTTTTTTGCTATTTTGTAGAAGCCCCATTCGTCGTGTTCAATTGCGTCAATAGCATCATTGCTTGGAAAGATTAAGTCGTCGATTTGCATTGAGTATAGCGCGAAGTATTTGCCTTCTTTCACTTCAAAATCATCAAGAAACTTTATTTCTTTGTTTGCACGAACACCTGTTTCTTCAAAAAATTCTCTTCTTGCTGCGTATTCAGGATTCTCGCCTGGATCAATCATTCCGCACGGCATCGACCAATGACCCGCAAGGTTATAACAATTTTTACTGCGCCGACCAAGCAACACAAGATCTCCAAACTGTGCAACAATTCCTGCCGCGATATATTCTTTAGTCGAGGAAATCATCTAGAACTTGTTTGTTTTGCCAATGTGGACAACCGTCATATTTCATACTAACAATTTCGTCGCCATCTTCAAGCTCAAGTTCGTGTTTATTTTCTGGAAAAGCTGTTTTCTTGATGTTGCCATCTGCGTCTTTGAGCGCCCAATATTCTCGCGGTTTGCGAAACGGACAAATGAATGCTACAATTGGTTCGCCATTGTCATCTAAAACTGGTTCTCCTCGAGACATTTTGTATCCATCTTTACCACAAGCAAGAGGCCCACCAAATGTACCATCTCGCGGATATTCTTGTGTTGCTGCGAGATTGCTTTTTGCTGCTTCTTCATCAAAGTTGTCGAGGTATGTTTGAAATTGTGTGAGCTGATGTTCAAATCCTTCAAGCTCTTCGTCTGTGATTTTGTCCATCTTGAGTCTTCCTTTTCCTGTGTTTCCAAGAAGATCAGTTTCTAGATCAAATCGCAAAAACAAAAACTCACTTTGTGGATCCGTTTCAGGCATCAGGTGTTTTACCGCAAGACAATATATTAAATTTTGCAGATTATCAGTTATTTCTTTTCCTTTGAATACCGATTTGCTGCTTTTAAAATCGCGTATGATTACTGAATTGTCTTTGTATACGAATAGTTTGTCGATGTATCCGCGCACTGCATATTTTATTCCTTGTTCGGGTCGATCAATTTCAAGATCAAAAAAGCGTTCCGATTCGGCGAGCACAGGCTTTTCATTTTCGTCACCAAAGAAATCGCATCTCAATCCGTTGACAATCATTTCGTCAATCAATTCAAGGTTCTCGGGATCATTTACTGCAAGTTCTTCGGCTTCTTTTTTGACTTGCGCGGCAACAACTTGTGTGTTCCAAATTGTGCCATCATTTACTATCTTGTCGAATTCGTCGCGGTGATGATCGCCAAGCAATTCGAATATGTTGTGACATATTGTTCCTCGACTTGATCCATCATTTCCTGCATCAGGTAATTTTAATTTATAATTGCACCAATAAGTCCAACTACATGTTTGCGCGGTTTTTATTCTACTCGCGGATAATTTTGTTAATTCACTCATTGATTATTATTTTTTTATTTTTTAATAGTGTTTTTGGCAATGATTTGTATATTTCATTTATCTTTCCTAGAATCATGGTTTGTTGTTTTTTGACATCAATTGATTCTAGTTTGTTTTTCCATTCTTTAAAGTCATCAGTATTCATGTCGCCGAAATCTTTTTGCGTGGGCAAACATATTTTGATCTTTTCAGGATTATAATAGTTTAATAATTTTAAATAGTTTTTTATGCTTGCTTCCAATCCTCTATTGCGAGAAGATGTTTTGTCGTTATTCAACCCAATAACAAGATTATCTACATTCAAAGATAGTGTTGCGCAAATTAATTTAGTTGATATATCAAGTCCAAATGTAACAAGCACATTTTTGAAACCTTGTTCATTTAAATTGAGTAGGTCGCCGATACTTTCTACGAAAATGATTGTGCGAGTATCATTGATTGCCTCGACTGTCTGTGCGTTCGCGTAGAGGGGGTAAATCCAGCCTTTCTTTTTGCCTACATGCTTCCACTTGGGTCGACCATCCAAACTGCTCATATCGCGCCCAGAGAAGCCGTGAATTTGATTATGCTCATTGTAGATAGGAAAGATGAATCGATTGTTCAATTTTCCTGTTGTTGCATATCCGCCTTTTAAAGCTTTGAGCGTTTCTGTTGAAATTCCTTTGTCATTATAAAATTTATAATGCGGCAGCAATCTATCCAAACAATCTTCTGGGTATATTTCTTCCATTTCTAATTTTTCTGAAAATGTTAATTTGTTGTAATTTGAGCCAAGATCATCTTCTTCGATAAATTCTTTGACTTGATTTTTGTCGTTTGTTCCAAGCGTAATTTCAACCAATCGTTTGAATGGAGAGAATGAACTATTTTGAACATGATCTTTCCACACTCCTGTGTTCTTGTATATTTGTATGGCTGTTTTGTTGTCACCATTTCGAAACAATGCATTGGTTTGCCAATATGCCCCGCGATCTGCGAGTTTGTATCCAAGGCGAACAAGTGAATCTTTTATTTTCTCGGGTGTCATGTTTATAGATTTGGAACGTCGTCGCGCATATCTTGTAATATACCAACTCCTTCTGAGTCCATGTGTTCAACCATGTCTTGAAGATCGCCGCGCTCTTGTATGCTAAAGTTTTCCATGTGAAGGTTGATGTAATTTTTGCGTTTTGCTCCATCAGGCATTTCCACGGGTTGAAGTGCGCGATGTACATCTCTACCAAGCCAGCGATATTTCAAACATATAAATTTGTGAGTTCCAAAACCTTCAGGCTCTTCTTGTATTTCGTCCATTGTTTTTTGTCGAAGCAAAAACAGGTGAGAACAAAATTGTGTGATTTGGTCAGAAAGAGAAACGATACTTTCATCGTCCACAACGTTTTCTGAGTTTCTGTTGTTGGTGATACCAAGTCTATTACTTTGAACACTTGTCAACATTGCCACGGTCGGCGCGCCATTAAAACAAAGTTCTTTTTGAATCAACTGCTTGAACTTGTCAACCATTCGACCAACTGTTTCCCAGCTACTCGCACCATTTTGTCGTTCGTATGTTGTTTTGATATAGTCGAAACTAAAGATCATAGGATTTCCGCGACCAACTTCCGAATAATAAAATCTTCGAATGATATTCAACATGCTATCAATGCTATGACCTGCGACATTATAATAGTAGAATTTAAATTCTTTTACTCGATTCCAAGTGTCACGCACTTTTTGTACAATTTCTTCTCCTGCTTGACGCCAACGACCCGTTTCAAGAAGGTGCATTGGTACTCCTGATAGCGCAGAACATTGACGCACAATCAATTCTTCTTTACTCATTTCACCATTATCAAAGTGAAGTATTGGTACATTATTATTTATTGATGACACTTTCGTACAAAAGTCCATACAAAATTGTGTTTTACCAACACCTGCACGAGCCACAACAACTGTTATGTTTCCTGGACGAAGTAGCGAGCCGTACAATTCGTTTACTCGTTCGTGTGGGCCCATTAGTCCGAATTGATCAATTGGATTGTTTCCGCGCTCTTCAATAAATTCTTCCATCTCATCAAACAAATTCTCAGGCTTGTTGGATCCAATCTCATAGAGGTTTACTTTGTCGTTGTAAATTTTATCTGCTTCGCTAACAATATCATCGAATGTTGCGCTGGATGAGAGATTCTTCATGTTTTTCGCGACCTCAAGTGATGAGTCATGTATTTCGCGGCGAACAGTTATCTTCTTTAATTCTTGCGCTGCTTTGACTACGCCATCTTTCGAGATCTGACGCATTGACAATGCTTTGATATAGTCGGCAATATTGATATTATCTTCAAATGATATGTTGAGTGATTGTACTCGTTGAGCAAGCAACACTTCATCTAGCGCGTCACCAGCTTCAAGGGCTTGTCGTAAAACACAAAATATTGTTCTATTAACAATTGTGTTTTTATCAAAAAAATCATTTTGATCTATGAATGCAGCGACCAGAGGATAACTTTCTGGGTATTTTATTAGTCCTGCAATTAAATGTTGTTCGAGTTCGTAAGAATAAACCATTCTTACATCTTATCAGAAACCCTGCTAAAAGTCAAGGGGTTTCTTCGTCGCCAAAATCTTTTGGAAAGTTGAGCTCGATTTCTTGCGCGGATACTTGCTCGAGATACTGCTCAAGCGCTTTGCGTAATCCCATCTCTACAATCGGAGATGTGGCTTTAGTAATTACAGAAGGTAGTCCTTGCTGATTAACAAAAGAAAGAATAAATCCGCTGTCTCCGTTTGTTGAACCTGTAAATTCAAACAATTGGTTGATCATATTTTCTGGCAAATTGAAACTTCCCAAATTTTCTGGGTCAATAAAATCGTCGTTCATATTATATATTACACGAACTATAAAATAACACCAAAAGTTTCGAAAAGTTTTTCAGTTATTTCGTCTCCATCATATATTTCAACAAGTTGTATGTCATTCAATTCACAAAACTTTAATTTGTCTTGATCGCGCTTGAGTTGATTTATATAATTGATTTTATTTTTGCCATGAAAGAAGGGAACATATTTTGTGTGTTGTTTGCCTTGTACTTCAACGGCTATTTTTTTATTTGCGTTGTAAAAGTCGAGTGATAGTTTGGTTCCTGCAACAGGAAATTCCTCAAACACAATGTGATTACTCCAATACTTTTTTAAGAATTGTTTTGCGTTGTATTGTATTTTGCTGCGGCTCGAACCATCCCAATCAATTAGATAGTTTTTTGCTTTTTTAACAGTGCGAGTTGCGCCTGTTAATGTTTTAAAGCGCATTTGTTAGTTTCTTAAAGTCTTCGTATAAAAAGTCTGCAAGCTTTTCATTATCTTCGAGAAAGTCAATCAGTCGCTGTTCACCTTGAAACTTTTCATTGATCTCAAACTTTTTATCAGATAGTTCCTTGATTAAATCTTCGGACACAGATATCCATGCACCTTTCTTGTCGATCAAATTAAAAAGATACAGCATGTCTAGTATTTCACGAGCACGCCAAACTGACTTGCCATCTTTTTGTCCATACTTGATTGGATAGCGAACAGTTGATCCTGTTTTTTCGTTCACTGTTTTGCGAAATCTTATTTTACAGTAATGCCCAATTGGTTCACCTTTTTCGTCGAGTTTGGTTGCTGTTGGATTTTTGAATATAAGATCTGAATTGTAGCGCTCCTCGAATTCAAGAATAAAGTTTGCGTAGTGTTTGATTGCGTTGCCGCCTGCTTGCTTTACTTTTGGTCCACCTCGCGCAGCATATGGATTGGTTGCAACTTCAACACGAACCTGACTTGTGAGAATCATTGTGTGGCCCATTTTTGTGATTGGCAGCACCATCTTTTTCAAGAATACAGATGTAATCAATGCGCCACCTGCAACTTGTTCACTTTCTGCGAATGGTTTGTCAATGTCTCCAACTCTGCACAATGCATCAACACTATCAATGATAAACATGTATCTTTTATCTTCTTCATTATTGAACACAAGCTCGCGAATCAATTCAAATACTTTTTCAAAGATATTACAATCAAAGCAAAAGAATTTTTGTGGATCAGTGTCGATACCTGATCGCTCAATCATTTCTGGACTAAAACGACCTTCGCTTTTTATATAGATTATCATTCCTTTTTCGCCAAAATGTTTTTGAAAGTTTCTTGCGAACGCCATTGCGCAGCTTGTTTTGCCGCCTTCATTGATTCCAGTGAATCGATGTGCTCCACTTGGAAGTCCACCTCCAAGGGCAATGTCTAAATTTAGACTACCACTTGGAATCTTGTAATCTTCACCTTCGTAGAAATTGTAGTGATACTTTTTGTTGTCTTTATCAGACAAGAACTTTGCGATTTGATCTGTTGTTTGTATTTCTTTAGTTTTGCTCATCTATAAATTGTCGTATTGTTTTTGGTTTTTTCGAGAAGATTTTATCGTCTCCAGTTTTATCGCCAAGAGGTATTTCTATCTTGGGTGGAATTTTGTAATTGAATTCGCGATATTTTTTTTGTATTCGTTCCAATCCAAAGCCCGAGCGAAGCATAGCAAGCGAAGCAACTTTATCAATTGTCATGCGTTGCCAGAACTCTGTATTTGGAAACATCTCCAACAGATCATTTAATAATTTCATTTCGCGCGCCCAGAACATACGCTTTTGTTTGTCTGGTTCGACTACTAGTTTTTTGATTAAATCTCTTTTGTTGAGTTTTTTCACTCAACTAATTTAACCTATTTTGTTTAAAATGTCAAGCAGAAAAAAAGTAATTCGGGCGATGCTTGCGATAATCTCTATTGCTCATTCTAGAATCAATCATGGAAATTATTTTTTTATTGTATGTTGCTTCCAGTTGTTGTTGATCGCGGTCAGGACATTCTTTGTCAATTTGTTGGCTCAATGATATAAATTTACTTATTTGATCTTGTGTATAATCATCTTCTTTTTGAAACATATGTTTTCCACTTATAGAAGATGGAACAATCAATTCAAAGTGTTTGTTGTCGATAGAATGTATTTGTACGGCGAAAAGCTTTTGATTTTTGATTGCAAGGTTTTCTTCGAGCAGTTCGTTCTTTTGATCGATGAGTTGTGCGATTTTGTTTTTGAGTTCTGGATTGGGATCTGGAATTGGAGTGTTTCGAAGTTCTTCGTTTTCTGCTTCAAGTTTTGCTACAAGCGCTTCAAGATCAGAATTTTTATTTAACAGTTCCGCGGTTTGGGTTTCGAGGTTTTGTTTTTGTGTTTCAAGGCTAGCTGTTGTTGATTCAAGGTTGATTCGATTTGCGTCAAGATCTTTGTTTGTTGATTCTAATGCATGTATTTGATTTTTTAATTTCTCAAATTGTTCTATATTTATGCATATTTCAGATTTTAATTGTTCTATTTTTTCTTTGTTTTCTTTGTGATTGCCGAGAACTTGTTTGATTTCGCGCGCACTT